TGATTAACTTCCAACAGTCGTTCCTAATTCCGTTTGTTAAAAAAGCTGCCTATCGGTACATGCAGTTTGATCCAGAAAACTACCCAGTAGCTGACTACAAGTTTAATGCATCTAGTACTTTAGGCATTATTGCTAGGGAGTACGAAGTTACTCAGTTGGTACAGCTGTTACAAACAATGGGCAAAGACTCACCTTTGTACAATACGCTTATTCAGTCTGTTATTGACAACATGAACTTATCTAACCGTGAGGAACTGTTAGCAGCTATGGCACAAGCTTCACAGCCCAACCCACAGCAGCAGCAAATGCAACAACAAGTACAACAAGCACAGATGGCATTCCAGCAGTCACAAACTGCGGCACTGTCTGCTCAGGCGCAAGAGTCACAAGCTAGAGCAGCTAAGTTGGCTGCAGAAGCTCAGGCAGTGCCGCAAGAGCTTGAAATTGACAAAATTAACGCTATCACCCGAAACCTTCGTGAAGGTGACCAAGAAGATAAAGAGTTTGAGCGACGTATGAAAGTTGCTGATACTCTCCTTAAAGAAAAGCAAATACAAGGTAAAACCAATGCTGATAACGCAAAAAGAAATGCAACTCCTGCTAGACCAGATCAACAACAAGTTCAGCGACCAGTTCAGCCGATTGGACCAGCTGGAAGCCAAGGTGGAGGAACTCAGTAATGCCAGCAAAGAAGGATCCAAGACTAGCACGAGCAGGGGTAAGCGGGTACAACAAGCCAAAGCGGACGCCTAATCATCCAACCAAGTCTCATGTAGTTGTTGCTAAAGAAGGTGACAAAGTTAAGACTATTAGGTATGGACAGCAAGGAGTTAGCGGTGCAGGTAAAAATCCTACAACTGCTAAAGAAAAAGCACGACGTAAATCTTTTAAAGCTCGTCATGCAAAAAACATAGCTAAAGGCAAAATGTCTGCAGCTTACTGGGCAAACAAATCAAAATGGTAAGGAGATTACTATGCCAGCAGGAAAAGGAACATACGGTAGTAAAGTAGGTCGTCCACCTAAAAAGAAAACAGGAACTCTTAAATCTAAACTTAAGCCGATGCAAAAAGCAAAAAAGCCCGTAAAGCGAATCACTCAAGAAGAAGTGGAAGCTCGTATTAAGGCAGCAAACAAAAAAGCTAACAACATGACGCCTAGTCCTGCTATGCAAAAAAAGATGGCAGAACAAATGCGTAACAAAAAGATGGACGCTAAGATGAAAGCTGCTGCTAAAAAGGCTGGCGTACCTATGAGAAAGAAAAATGCCAAAAGCAAAAAGTAAAAAAGCTAACGACGCTTGTGCGCGTAAGGTCAAGTCTAGATACAAAGTCTGGCCTTCCGCGTACGCTTCTGGTGCAGTAGCCAAATGCCGAAAGGTAGGAGCTAAAAACTGGGGTAATAAAAGTGGCCGTAAGAAAAAGTAAAAAAGGTGCAGCCCTTAAAAAATGGTTTAAGGAAGAATGGGTAGACGTTAAAACAGGCAAACCTTGTGGACGTAAATCTGCAAAGGGTGATAGTAAACGTCCTTATCCTTCTTGTCGGCCTAAAGCCGTTGCAGCTAAAATGACTAAAGGTGAAAAAGCATCATCTGCCCGTCGTAAGACTGGACCGGCTAAAATTAAACATGCCGTCACTGCATCAGGACGTAGAAGAAAAACTTCTAAAAAGTCTTGACAAATGCATAAAAGTGTGGTATAATATAACTATATAATATAATAACAGAGGAAACCATGACTCCCGAGCTTGAAACTTACTTCAACAACTATAACGAACTCTTCAACCACGAAGGTTTCAAACAACTCGTACAAGAGCTTTCCAATAACGCAACGCAACTAGCAGATATTCAAACAGTAAAAGATCAGGAAGATTTATTTTTCCGTAAAGGTCAAGTAGCTGCTTTTGCAACTGTTATTAATCTACAGGCAACGATCGAAGCTGCTCGTGATCAAGCCGAAGCAGAAGAACAAGAACCAGTAGATGTATAAAGTATTCGACTTCCGTTGTACAAACGGACATGTATTTGAAGAATTTGTAGAAGGTACAGTCACAACCAGTAGGTGCGGTTGTGGTGCCAACGCTACAAAAATGGTATCTGCCCCGTCCTTTCACTTAAATGGCGCTGACGGTTCATTCCCCGGCGCTCACATGAAGTGGGTGAAAGAGCACGAAAAAGCAGGTAAAAAATAAACCTCTCCATAATGATTATAATCACGGAGTTTAATTATGTCTAGAGCAACGATTCTAGATCTACCTCCTGAAGAGGAAAACGTAGATCAAATCGAACAAAACGAAGTAGAAGAGATTCAACAAGAACAAGTTGAGCAACCTCCAGAACCTGAAACAACCTTACCAGATAAGTACCAAGGTAAGTCTTTAGAAGAAGTTGTACAGATGCACCAAGAAGCTGAAAAGCTTTTAGGTCGTCAGTCTTCTGAAGTAGGCGAACTTCGTAAAGTGGTGGATGATTACATTGCTAGTCAAACACCCGAACCAGCACCTCAACACCAACACGTTGAGCCTGAAGACGATATAGATTTTTTTACAAACCCTCAAGGCGCAGTAAATCGTGCTATTGAGAATCACCCTAAGATTAGAGAAGCGCAAGAGTACTCAATGCAGTACAAACAGCAAGCATCCCTTGCAACGCTTCAAGCCAAACATCCAGACATGCAGACAATCTTAAATGATCCTAAGTTTGCAGAATGGATTAAGGCGTCTAAGATTAGGACTCAATTGTTTGTAGCAGCTGATCAACAGTATGATGCTGACTCTGCGGACGAACTCTTCTCACTCTGGAAAGAGCGAAAGACAGTAGCCCAACAGACTGCCCAAGTTGAAAAACAGGCACGTAAGCAAACACTTAAGGCAGCTAATACAGGCAACGCACGAGGTACTGGTGAGGGTTCACGTAAGAAAACGTATCGCAGGTCCGACATTATTAAACTAATGAAAACAGACCCCGAGCGTTATCAAGCTTTGTCTAATGAGATATTGCAAGCATACGCGGAGGGTCGAGTCAAATAATCTAAAGGAGATTAATCATGGCTGGCGAAACTTCCGGTGCATACTTTACAGCTAATGCTGTAGTAGACAAAACAGCAGCAGGTACTTTTATTCCAGAAATCTGGAGTGACGAGATTATTGCTGCATACCAAAAGAACCTCAAGATGGCTCCCCTTGTCAAGCGCATTCAAATGTCTGGCAAGAAAGGCGATGTAATCCATATCCCTAAGCCTACTCGTGGTTCAGCTTCTGCTAAGGCGGAATCAACTGCGGTAACAATCCAAGCAAACCTTGAGTCAGAGTTGACTGTCACTGTTGACCGTCACTTCGAGTACTCACGTCTGATCGAAGACATCGTTGAAGTACAGGCTCTCAACAGCCTCCGTCAGTTCTACACAGAAGATGCTGGTTACCAGTTGGCTCTGAAAGTAGACACTGATCTTATCAACGCTGCTACTGGTTTTGGTGATGGTACTCGTACACAGTCTCCATCTTCCGGAACTGATTGGGAGAATAGTAACAGTTATTACTTCAATGCTGCAACTGGTATTGATTTGTTTGATGCTAATGGCGGAGCTGCCGATGTAGCTTCAGGCGATAACTTTACTGACCTTGGTTTCCGTGAGGCTATCAAGCTGATGGATGACGCTGACGTTCCTATGGAAAATCGTGTCTTAGTAGTTCCACCAGCAGTGCGTAAGTCTCTCATGGGCATTGAGCGTTACGTGTCTTCTGACTTTGTTGGTGGTCGTAGCGTAGAGTCTGGGCTTATTGGTAACCTTTACGGCGTAGACATCTACGTTTCTTCTAACTGTCCAACTCTTGAGACTAACGTCCGTGGTTGTATTTTTATGCACCAAGACGCTCTTGTTATGGCAGAGCAAATGGCTGTCCGATCACAGACACAGTACAAGCAGGAATACCTGTCAACACTGTTTACTTCGGACACTCTGTACGGCGTAGAAACATACCGTCCAGAAGCTGGCTTTGTTCTTGCTGTATTTGACGAGTAAGTCTACTAGGGGGTCAGCAATGGCCCCTTTTCTTTTTCTTTTGTAGGAGCTTTGAATGGCTTTATTTCGTGGCACAGGTGGATCTGGTGATGCTAGTACAGACACTTATGCGTCTGAAGTAGCTCTAGAAGCAACCAGAGCCTCTACAAAAGCAAACGAAGCTGCAGCGTCTGCTACGTCTGCGGCTAACGCACAAGCAGCGGCTGAGGCTGCTCAGGCTTCAGCAGAAACTGCACAAGCTAACGCTGAGACAGCAGAAGTAAACGCAGAAACTGCAGAAACCAATGCTGAAACTGCAGAAAATGCCGCAGTAGATGCTCAGACAGCCGCAACAGCAGCTAAAACTTCTGCAGAAACAGCCCAGTCAGCAGCAGAAGTAGCTAAGACAGCTGCAGAACTAGCAGAGACTAATGCAGAGACAGCAGAAACTAACGCTGCTGCGTCCGCTACTACTGCTACTACTAAAGCATCTGAAGCATCCACATCAGCAACTAATGCTGCCTCTAGCGCCTCCTCAGCGTCCACCTCAGCCACAAACGCAGCTACTAGTGCTACTGCAGCACAAACTGCACAAACGGCTGCAGAGGCTGCTCAGACGGCTGCAGAGGCTGCTCAAGAAGCTATTGACGGTTTGTACCTTGGCACTGCTGCTTCTAACCCTACCGTTGACCTTAACGGCAATGCTGTAACTGTAGGTGACTGGTACTTTAACACAAGCGACAATACGACAAGAATTTACGACGGTAGTAATTGGAATACTATTAATCCTGACCTTGTTGGTGACACTAGCCCACAGCTAGGCGGCGACCTTGCCAGCAACGGTAATGACATCCTGCTTGCTGATAATGACAAAGCTGTCTTTGGTACAGGAAGTGACCTTGAAGTCTACCACGACGGTACTGATTCCTACATTAAAGAAAACAACTCAGTAGGAAGTTTGGTAATACAAGGAACAAATGTTCTTTTTAAAGATTCTTTAGACAATGATTTAATAAGAGCAATCTCTGGAAATTTTGTTGCTCTTTACCATAACAACGTAAATCGTTTTTCTACACTGTCGGACGGAATTAATGTTACAGGAAACATTACTGTATCAGGGTCTGTTGATGGTCGTGACGTAGCTACAGACGGGTCTAAATTAGACAACATTGAACTTAACGCAGACGTAACCGACACAGCCAATGTAACAGCCGCTGGTGCTTTGATGGACAGTGAGGTTACTAACCTTGCACAGGTCAAGGCGTTTGACTCTGCTGACTACGCTACTGCGGCACAAGGTGCTTTAGCAGACAGTGCTTTGCAGAGCGGGGACAACATATCTGACCTAACTAACGACTCAGGCTATCTAACGGCCAACCAAACGATTACCCTGACTGGGGCTATAACAGGCTCAGGGACAACTTCTATTGCAACTACACTGTCAACGATTGACGGGGGAACTTATTAATGACCACGATTAAACTAAAGAATGGTTCTGGCGCACCAACGGCTGGGGATCTTGCTCAAGGTGAACCCGCATTAGACTTGACTAACAAGCGCCTGTACACAGAAGACTCAGGCGGTACTGTTATTGAAGTAGGTACTAATCCCGGTACTGACGTAACCTTTGCTGATGACCGCAAGGCTATCTTTGGTGCTGGCTCTGACCTACAGATATACAGCGACGGCACAACCGGAAAGCTGGTAGGTAACATCGACGTAACGGGTAGTGTGACGGCTGATGGTGGAACAATTGTCTCTACAGGCTCAGATGCTTTTTCATCTAAAGCGGTAGGCGGTTATGCAATTCAGGCATACCAAGATGCCACTTCTTCTGGTCATACAGCACTTGATTTGCGCTCTGACGCAACTACTGGCACTCGTTATTTAATTCGTGGTTATAACGATGCGGCTGGAACGCCAACAGAGGTTTTTTCTGTAGGTGCTGACGGTGGAGCATATTTAAACGGCAACGTCGGTATTGGTACAAGCTCTTTGTCACGGCCTTTGCATGTTAATGCCGCAGGAACAGACGGAACTCAAATACAAGTTCAAGGTACAACAGACTCTGCTGGCATTAAATTTAAACCGTTATCTGGCGATGAATATGAAGTACAGGCAAACACAAGCAGTGACTGGTTTGTTTATAACAGAACTGATGCGGCATACAGACTATTAATTGATGGTGACGGCAACGTCGGTATTGGTACTAGCAGTCCTTCGACAAAGTTAGACATACTTTCAGACAGTAATTCTTCTCTTGTCAATATTGCTCGTTTCGCAAGCAACAATAACGCAGTCTCTATTGGCATTGGTTACAACGAAATAAGACAACTAGCAGATGCTAATTCTTTAAATTTTGGCGTTCATAGCGGCACTGCTATGACTATTCTTGACGGCGGCAACGTTGGTATTGGTACTGGCAGTCCAGCGGTATTATTAGATATTGCTGAAGGAACCGCTGCAACTGATGCCATTATTGGACTAACAGCTGGAACTGGTGGACGAGCACAAATCAGATCAGAGGCTCAAGCCGACAACACATCATCTGAGTTGTCTTTTTACACAATGGTTAGCAGCGCAACGAATGAACGCATGCGCATTGACTCAAACGGGAATGTCGGTATTGGTACTGACAGTCCACAAGGTTTATTACACGTAGATGGATTTGATTATTCTTATTTCTCTGGAAACGTAGGGTCAGCAACTTTAGATAATGAACAAGGGTTGGCTATTGGTTGGAATAAATCTTCTGGTGGTGGAGAAACCGTACTTATTGCCAATCAAGGCGCTGGAAGTACTGGCGGAATGGTGTTTGCTACAAATACTTCTGCGGGTGCTTACAACGAACGCATGAGCATCGACTCTAGCGGCAACTTGTTGGTTGGTCGTACTAGCACTTCAGGTCTTGGCAAGTTAAATGTTGATGGCGGTGCTGATTTTACTGGTGGTGATGTTTATATATGTAGAGATAGCGGCAACTTGTTGGTTGGTGGTACTTCTTACCCTGATGGAACGGACACTAACTGGGGAGTAAATCAGGGCGGTGTGCAGGCAAGCTCCAGAAACACTACCGCTACAGCAGTTCATTATACTTTTTTCAACTCTAATGGCGCAGTAGGATCTATTAGCACAAATGGCTCTGCTACTGCCTACAACACCTCATCAGACCAGCGCCTAAAGGACAACATCGTAGACGCACCTTCTGCTTCTGACGACATTGACGCTATTCAAGTACGTTCGTTTGACTGGAAGGCTGACGGGTCACACCAGAAGTACGGCATGGTGGCTCAGGAGTTACAAAGCGTTGCACCAGAGGCCGTGTCTGTAGGCGAAACCGAAGAAGACATGATGGGCGTAGACTACTCAAAGCTAGTGCCTATGATGATGAAAGAAATTCAATCACTACGTGCCAGAGTGGCACAACTTGAAGGAGCTAACTAATGGCTACATGGACTATCGCAAACCTTGAGCGTAACGTGGCAGACGGCGGTGTAACCGTTGCACACTGGCGTGTTACTGAATCTGAAACTGTTGGTGACGAAACATTCACTGCCTCTGCATA